AGAAGAAGATGTTTGGTTAGTTTACCCTTGGGAAAGTGTAGGAAAGTGAACTTCAAACTCCATGAAATATTTACAACTCCGATTGTTGTAGGAGAATACCCAGAAGCACAAGATCTAAAAAAAATTCTTGTTCCTCTTTTCACATCTTTTGAGAAAGAGAATAAAAATAATGTTATTGACTATGCTGGTTATACATCGTTCGGAGTAGAAGAAAATATTCTAAATTGGAATGAATGTAAAAATTTAAAAGACTATCTTGGAACAGAAACTGCCAACTTACACGGTTACATTGGATTTAATGGTTCTTTGGTTTTTCATAATAGCTGGTTTTCTATTAATAGAAAACATTCATATCATGAATCACATAATCACTTACCATCTACTTGGAGTGGAGTTTATTATGTTCAGTGTAATCAGGAAGAAGATGCAGGATTAGTATTTTTAAATAAAAACTTAGAGTCTAATTGGCCGTTTATTGATCGAGACAATGATGCAACTAATAATGCATACAATTCAGACATATTTACATTTCGACCAAAAACAGGCGACATAATTATTTTCCCTAGTTATCTAAACCATAAAGTAGAACAGCAAAAGTCAGACAACGAAAGAATAACAATCGCATTTAACATAGGAGTTAATAATGCATCCTGATACATTAGAAAAGGCACAACAAGAAGGCAGAGCACCATGGACACAAGTCTTTTTAGACACTAGAGACTTTGTTGTATATGAAGATATCTATCCTGTAACACCAGGACATACACTTATTGTTCCACGAGAAAACACTGTAGAGAATATTCAAAAGTGTTTTAAGTTTGCCCAAGAAATGGGTGCTATGAATGTTGAAGCAGACTCTAATCCTATTACAGGTTATAACATCGGCCTAAATACTGGTGTTAGTGCAGGACAAACATGCATGTATCCGCATGTACATTTAATCTTCCGTCGTGATGGAGACATGGAAGATCCGAGAGGCGGCGTCCGAGGCGTCATTCCATCTAAACAAAAATACTAAAAGGAAAGGAATGTATGGACTTGAAACAAAATCTTATTAATGCGGCAAGGAAACACGCAGAAGCGGAGATTGAATTGCACAAAACCAATATCGACGTTTACATGGAAAAAGTTGTAGGCATTGGTGAACATTCTGATATTGTTGAAACTATTCAGAAAGAACTAGATGCAATGGCAACTGCACACGATAGACTCGAAATGTTGAACAAGTATTTTGATTAATTACTTGACAAACGACCTAAATAAGTGTATACTGTATATAATTGTGCAGTATACACGGCAATCCACTGCCTAAACATCGGAGAAATAAATGAGCAAAGCAGAACAGATTAAAGCCCGTTTGCAAGATGCAAACATTCGCTATTGGGCAGGCGATAATATTTCAGAAGTCTTACAAAAGGGCGACAAAGAAGAACTTATTGAAGATGCTACAGTAGCATTTGAAAGTGTGCTAGACGCACTTGTTATTGATAGACACAACGATCCAAACTCTAAAGGTACAGCAAGACGCCTTGCTAAAATGTATTTTAATGAGATTATGGCGGGACGTTATGATCCTATTCCTAGCGCAACAGCATTTCCAAATGACTCAGACGAACGCTACGAAGGTATGCTAGTTGTACGAAGTGAACTAAAAAGTATGTGTTCACATCATCATCAACCAGTAGTAGGTACTGCATATATTGGGATTATTGCCGCAGATAAATTAATTGGGTTGAGTAAGTATACTCGTATTGCGCAGTGGTGTGCTAGACGTGGTACACTACAAGAAGAACTTGCAAATGAAATTGCAAAACAGATTCGACTAGCAACCAATGCAAAACATTTAGGAGTATATGTACAAGCAACACACGGTTGTTGTGAGAATCGTGGCATTATGGCACATAGTTCACTTACACAGACAACTGTACTGAAAGGTGCATTTAAAGACGATCCAGGTACAAAGAAAGAGTTCTTTGATAATATTAAACTACAACAGGAATTTGCGTGTTAAGATGAAGTTACGTTATTCAGAAGCATTTTATAGTGTACAGGGTGAAGGCAAGTTTGTTGGAGTCCCTAGTGTGTTCTTAAGAACATTTGGTTGTAACTTTCGTTGTATGAACTTTGGGTTGGACCGTAATGAGCCTATGCGTGATGAAAAACAGAAGCAAGGTATCAAACACAATCCCGAAGTTAAAAAATTGTTAGACAACGACATAATTAATACTGTAGAGAAGTTTGAAGACTTACCTATTATACATACAGGCTGTGACACGTATGCAAGTATCTATCCTGAATTTAAAAAATTTATGATGGATAAAACTGTAGACGAAGTGGTTGAACACCTACTAAGTCTAACACCAACCGGCAAGTGGACAATGGACAATGGTCAAGATATTCACTTAATATTAACAGGCGGAGAACCTTTGTTAGGATGGCAAAGACTCTATATTGAACTATTTGAGCATCCTAGGATGCAGGACTTAAAAAATGTTACATTTGAAACAAACACTACACAAACTTTACACGACGATTTCTTCGACTATCTTAGCGATCAAAACAGATTTGAAGTCACTTGGAGTTGTTCCCCAAAACTTTCAGTTAGCGGAGAACCTTGGGATACTGCTATTAAGCCTAGTATTGCTAGGGAGTATAGCCTTGTTGACGGTAGTGACATGTATCTTAAGTTTGTTGTCGCTGATGCTATTGACGTGGAAGAAGTTGGCAAAGCTGTGGACACTTACAGAAACGCCGGGATTCAATGTCCGGTATATTGTATGCCGTTGGGCGGACGCAGTGAAGAATATAATCTCAACGTCCAAGAAATCGCAGAACTATGCATGGAAAAAGGATGGCGTTTCACACCAAGACTCCACATTTCCTTATTCGGAAATGCGTGGGGGACTTGAGAATATGTTTGATCCTGATGACTTTGTTAAAAATGAACAAGAAACAATTAATATAAGACGCGAGAATTCAAAATCAAAAACACTTGAAGAACGTGTCAGGGAGGCTGGAATATGAACTGGGATAAAATAAAAAAGGCTTTAGGTGTTACACCTAAAATTGAAGAAGAAGTAGTTAAAGAAGTTGAAAAGACTACTGAAGAAGTCCGTCGAGAAGCTCTTGAAGCAGAAAAACAAGCGGCTACTAAAGCAGGAGAACCTTGGGTTGCTGTATTAGATACACAAGTTAATAAAGATAATATTAGAAATGGATTCTTTGAACTTGATTGGAATAATGAATTTGTTGAGCAACTTCTTGATGCTGGATACAAAGGAGAAAGTGCAGAACAAATAGTTGACGCATGGTTTAGAACTATTGTTATCCAAATGTTAGAAGAAGATGGGTTAAGTACTGATCGAGACATGGGCTATATTAATGTGGTTCCTATCGATAAAGGTAAAAGTGAAGTATCTTAATGCTTGACAAATATTATGAAAGGCACTATTATTATACTATAAATGATTAAAAGGCAAACAAATGGCAACTTATGTACTAGTTGATACAGCAAATACGTTCTTTAGAGCTCGTCATGTAGTACGCGGCGACTTAGACACTAAAGTAGGTATGGCATTACACATTACTTTAAACAGTATTAAAAAAGCATGGCAAGACTTTAATGCAGATCATGTTGTATTCTGTTTAGAAGGACGCAGTTGGCGTAAAGACTTTTACGAGCCGTACAAGCGTAACCGTCAAGAAACACGTGATGCTATGAGTCCACGTGAAGCAGAAGAAGATAAAGTGTTTTGGGAAATCTTTGACGAGTTTAAAGATTTCGTTAATACAAAGACTAACTGCACTGTAATACAAAATCCTGTACTTGAAGCAGATGATTTGATTGCAGGTTGGGTACAAAATCACCCTAACGACAATCATGTTATTATTAGTACAGATGGTGACTTTGCACAACTAATTGCACCTAATGTAAAACAGTACAATGGCGTTAGTAACACAACTATTACACACGAAGGCTACTTTACAGATAAAGGTACGCCTGTACTTGATAAGAAAACTAAAGAGCCTAAGGCTGCTCCTAATCCACAATTCATGCTGTTTGAAAAATGTATGCGAGGTGATACAAGTGACAATGTTTTCTCCGCTTATCCAGGCGTTAGAACAAAAGGTACTAAGAATAAAGTTGGCTTATTGGAAGCATTTGACGATAAGACCACGAAAGGTTATAACTGGAATAATCTTATGTTACAGCGTTGGGTTGATCATAATGGTGTTGAGCACCGTGTTTTGG